GTGGGTAGTTGGCTGGTTGGCCAAGTGGACACCGAAGCGCAGCCCCAGGGCGCCCGCCACTTTGGTGATGGTGGCAAAGGTAGGGTTGCCTTCGCCAGATAAGGCCTTGTATAGCCCCTCTCGGCTCATCCCGACATCACGGGCCAGCTGACTCAGGTTGCGAGCGCGGGCGATGTCGCCCAGTGCGGCCGCAATCAAGGCGGGGTCGCCTTCTTCCATGACAGCTTCCAGATAGTGGATCATGTCTTCATCGGTCTTGAGGTAGTCAGCCGCATCGTAACGACTGAATGTGACCTCCTGGTCACGGTCTTTCATGTGTTAATCCCTCCATTGCGCGGCAATGGTCTTTGCCTGTTCGATATCACGGGCTTGGGTGCCCTTGTCCCCACCACACAACAACACAATGATGATCGGGCCCTTTGTCATGAAATACACGCGATACCCCGGGCCGTAGTCTATCCGCATTTCCGATAGACCCTCCCCGATGGGTTTGACGTCCCCTGGATTGCCAAGACTCAAGCGTCGGATCCTGGCGGTCACCTTCGCTTTGGCGCGTACGTCACGTAGGGCGTCGAACCAGCGATCGAATGTGTTTGTTTTGATGATTTCAGTCATGTGCCAACTGTAGTTATCACCTGCTGGCATGTCAACCATGGTTATCATTTTCTCACGGAAGCCACGGAAAATAGCCGTTTCGTGGTGGTACTAGGCAAGTGAGCAGTGGTTCGTTTGCTACACTTTTAGATCGTCAAGAATGTCACTCGTGACATTTTGGATCTTTACTCCAACTTCACATAACATACTAATTTATATGAATATTTCAAATAAAACATGGCCACAAATCGGATCCTCCCAAGCTGAACAGATCCTTCCCACGCTCACTGAAAATTGCCGCTTTCCTTTTTAACTCAGGTACTTAATAAAAATCGCGGAGTGCTCACCTGTGATCTTTTCGGCCTAAAAATGTCACAAATTGACATTCTGTGACATTCTGGATTTGCCCCCAAACCCCAGTATTCGCGGGGCCTAGCGGGGTGGTTTGTGCATAAATGTTTTGTCAATATTCAAGCACGTCAAATAGCCCGAAGGTGTGGGGAGGGGTGCGGATTTCGTGCGACCCACAGCGCTCCGTGGCTATTGGGCTGCGCGGGTACCCCCTGGCCACAAAAAAACGGCGCAAGCGCCGTTGGGTTCACATCTGTTGAATAACGGTTGAATGGTTACGCGGTGGTTAGTGAGTCCACAACATATCTTCGACCACCTTGTCCATCAGGACGATGAGGGCAGGGTCGTTGGCCTTGGGCAGGAGGGGGCGGGCCGGTGTCTTGATGGCCCAGCTCTTCTTCACTGGTGCGTCACGCATCATCCGGATCATGACCCCTGCCTTAGCCATGCCGACGTGTTCTTGTATCCACCTCGCTGAAGGTCGGCGATAGCGCCGGCGTTTGCCCCGCTGGGACAGTACCGCATACCCAAGGTGGTGTAGTTCGATAGCCTGCCAGCGGGTACATAGGGGGAGCGTCACATCAGTGAAAGGTTCTTTCTTTTTCCCCTTATCCGATGTGCGCACCCGTTGGCTCTTGCGGCGCGGCGCGCGGCCCGTCTCCTGGTCACCGAAGTGGATGCGGGGCGGCACGATGCCGGCGTGGGAGCCAACAAAAAACAGGGTGGCGCTGTTGGTGTCAGCCTTTGAGCGCAGGCGTTTAGCCATGCGCTTGATGTGCGGCGGCTTGCGCTTGGCTTTGATGGGCGCCCAGGCCGAACCATCCGGCGCCTTCATCTTGCGGATATTCGCACGGCTGACCTTGGCCGCTTCCCGGCCAATCCTGGCAAGGATCTGGCGTCGTTTTTTCGGGGGCAGCGCCAGCTGGCGTAACTGGTCACGCAAGCGGCGCGATGATCGCTCGGTCGCGGCGGCATCGTTCATGGCGTTCTCCTATTCGATGATCGGGTCCTGGGTACTGGTCAAAGCGTTGGCCAGTGCATGACCAGGGGCTGGTTTCTGATGTATTGCTGCTCAAGCACCTTCGTATACTGACATCAGTTCAGCTTTCAGCTGATATGATGTGGTTTCGCGAACAAGGGTTCGTGTCAGGCGTTATGCCTACGGCCGTTGTTCACGTGCTCGCACTTATCTCTTTTGCAAGGCCACTCTGCTGAGTGGCCTTTTTTATTGATGCGATAAAGGGATTACATTGAGACATATCTTTCATGCCATTTACATGTATAGTGGATGAGTGCAAGTGAATCCATTCAATCAGGAGGTGCCTTTGATGGATTTGTCTGTGCGTGGTAACCCCCGTTGTTAGGCCTGAACCTAATGGCATTTTCTCGGCCGCTCACTCGAGCGGCTTTTTTTATCTATTCGATGATGGGGGTAAGCGTGCTGGCCAGGTTACCCGCGGCCTGGGCGTGTTCTTGTAGTTCCCCCGCCTCGTTCGGCGTGCCGACGCTCGGGTGGGTGTGGGTCGCGGTGGTGGTGGCCAGTTGCTCCACAAGGTTCATCAGCTGGAGCAGTAGCTGAAAAATATTGGTGCTCTCACTCCCCATCCAGGATTGCGGCGCCTCCAGGTGCTGGCCCGTGCCGGCGATGGCCCGGCGCAGTTCCCCCACCACTTCGGTGAGGCTGCCGGCGGTGGTCTGGCTCATGTTGCCCAGACTCCCCAGGGTGAACTCGTCGCCGGCCAGCAGCTCGATACTGCCCAGCGCCTCGATGCGCTTCAAGGCCCCTATCAGTTCCACACTGTGCTGCTGTGTGCTCAGTGCGTGCTGACCAAATTCCCCCAGGTAGTCGTCGGCCTGCTGGCGCAGCTGCCAGGCGCTGTCGGTGTGGGTGCGGTCGGTGGAAAGGCTGCGGTTGCCCACCGCATCGATGCGCTGCGCCACCTCGGCCCGCTGTTGTTGCAGTTGCTCGCCCGGGGCGATGTCTGGCAGTGGCCAGCCCTGGCCCAGGATAGTGCGCACAAACGGCCGGTCGACCCGGCCAAAGGCAAAGCCGAGCTCTACCACGGTACCTTCAAGCGGTGTTTGCAGTAAACCTTGCTCTTGACCACCAAACATCACCGGCAGTGGGACCGCCCGGTAAAGCGGGGGCGCGGTGTCCGGCTTGCCATCTTCTCCCAGCACCTGCACATCGACCGCATAGCGCGGCCGAAACGGATCGGCTGTTTGGCCGGCGCGTGCCTGGTCGCTCACGCTCACCACGGTGCCAAACTGCGGCAGGTGGGTACCGGCCGCCAGCTCCGGGAATTGCTGCTCGGTCTGGCGCTGCTGTGCGCTCTTGGCCACCTTCCCCGGGGTGGCTGTGGTGATGGTCATGTCTTCATCGGTGAGCCGTACCCGGGTAACCCGCTTGCCGTCCACGGTGGCCCCTGGGCGCAGCACCGGCGAGGGGGGCATGGTGAACTGATTGCCGGCCTGGTCTCGCACCCAAGCTGGATCCATTGCCACCTTTTTACCCGCCCAGCGGCTGTGTGCGTGGCTGCCCACAAAGATCGTGCCGTCCGGTTGCTGGTACCAGATGAAGTCCGGCACAGAGAAGGCTCGGCCGGCGTTGTTCAGGAGCTGATAGCCGGTACCGGCGCTGGTGAAGTTGGGGATCGGGGTATCAGTGTAATCGGCCCCCTGGGGGAGCAGGAAGGTCAGACCGGTTTGCGCGGTCAACCAGGCCAGGAGGCTGCGCAAGGTGGCGTGCTGCTGACTGACCGGCAGCGGGGCGGCTAGGGCGCCGGCGAGCTCCCGGCACATCAACCGGCTACTGCCATTATCGCAGGGCTGCACCGCTTCCACGTAGCCGGTGAACCAGCGTCGCAGATCGTTGTTGTAGCCCAGATCCAGGGTGAAGGTGTCCCCCTTGGTGGCCGTGCCTTGGATCACCAGCACGGCTCGGCCGCCGGCGGACAGGTCCAGCGCGGTGTCATGTTCAATCAGGGGGCAGGGTGTCCCCGCCAACGTCAGGTAAGTGGCCAGTTTCATGCGAGAGAGTCATCCCATCCTTTCAGGAATTGTTCAAAGGTGGTCAGCTGCTGCCCGGGCTGTTGGTTGTCGTCTGCCGGGGCTGCCGGTTCTGCGCCATCGGTGCCCGAGCCGGTACTGGCGGCGGGGAGTTTCAGGCGCTGTTCGCGCTTCTCTGGCACCGAGTTGTATTCGCGCAGGGTGAACGAGATACGCCAGGCCATTTGCCCGTCCTGTTCGTCAGCGCTGATACGGCCCACAAATTTGACCTGGCGAATTTTCACCGAGCGGGCCAGCAGTGAACCGATGCGGTACACATGGCGCTCACCGCCGTCCCCATTGCTGCTGGCCAGCGCAAACAGTGCGGTCAGGTCGGCCTCGCGTTTGAACGGGATAAGCCCGGTCACGGTCAGCTCCTTGGCCTTGGTGCCCTGCTCCGAGCTGGTCGCGCTGCTGGTCTGGCCGGATTGGTCCTTGTCCTTG